CGTTCATCCGGTCACGCCTCCCCTGTTTGCGGTCTCCCTAAAAAATATGAGCCATCGGCCGCCAATATGCCCGCCGGGGCTTGACATTTGGGCGCTGGCCGCTATACTGGGAGCTGGACATAAAAACAGGGGCGCTGAAAAGCTGAGATCCGCACCTGAGCGGAGTACCCTCGAACCTGATCCGGGTAATGCCGGCGTAGGTAGTTTGCGGAAAGGTCCACCCTCTTCACAAACGAAGCCCATGCGCCTGCCTTTTTGTGCGGGTGCATTTGTTTTTGTGTACTATTATCTGAGAAGAGGAATCTCCCATGTCAAAAACCTATTCCAAGACCCGCATTCTTGTGGAGTGCGCCCTGATGATCGCCATTGGCACCGTGCTGAGCAACATCAAGTTCTTCACCCTGCCCAACGGCGGCAGCGTTACCCTGCTGAGTATGCTGCCCTTTGTGCTGGTCTCCTTCCGCCACGGCGTGAAGTGGGGCCTGTTCACCGGCTTTGTCAACGGCTGCCTGCAGATGTTGCTGGGCTTCTGGGCACCCCCGACCCCGACCTTCCTGTATTTCCTGGGTGAAGTCCTGCTGGACTACCTGGTGGCCTTTATGGCGCTGGGCACTGCCGAGTTCTTTGCCCGTCCCTTCAAGAACCGGATGGTCGGCGTGGCCGTGGGCACCTTTATGGCAGGCTTCCTGCGTTTTATGTGCAGCTTCCTGTCCGGTGTGCTGGTCTGGGGCAACCTGAACGAAGGCCTGTCCGCCTGGACTTACAGCCTGGTGTATAACGGCAGCTACATGCTGCCCGAGACCTTGCTGACCATGGTGGCCGCTGTTCTGCTCTGCCGCGTGGCTCCGCAGATCTTTGACCGCCAGCACGCAAAGGCCTAACCCATCCTCACTTTGTTCCGCTCCCTGCCCGGCTCTGTGCCCGGCAGGGCTTTTTTGTTATTGCAAACTTTTTCAAATTGGGTGTTGACAACCGCCCGCCCGGCTGGTATAATAACTCACGTCGCAAGACACCAACCGAATATGTGGGGGATTAGCTCAGCTGGGAGAGCGCTTGCATGGCATGCAAGAGGTCAGCGGTTCGATCCCGCTATTCTCCACCAATGAAGAGCAAAACGAACACGAGGTCACCATTCAAATGGTCGGCAACGTGTTCGTTTTGTTTTGTGAGATTCCAAGCGTTTAATCAAGTTTTAAGCAAGTTCTAAGCAAGATCGCACAAACAAAAAATGCCCGCACTTTCCATTTTGGATTGTGCGGGCATTTTCCTTTTTGTGTTAGAATTTTCCGTATTTCGGAAAAACTTGCCGAAATAGAGAGTTTCCTGCCAAAATGCAGACAAGCCGACCACAAATCGGCTAAAATCAGCAACAAAGGAGACCAAAGGCTATGATTAGGATTTTGCTGTCAACCCGCCTTGGCGAACGGCGGATGACACAGAGCGACCTTGCTCGTGTCACAGGGATTCGCAGTCAGACTATCAACGAGTTGTACCACGATTTTGCGGAGCGTGTAAATCTGGACGACCTCGACCTCATCTGTGAGGCACTGGACTGTGACCTCGAAGACCTCATTGTGCGAGAGCCCAACATCGAGCGCAGGGTCAAAGAGGTGCGCCATATCCCCCAGACCGTGAGCAAGTCTCGCAAGAAGTAACCCCCAATCTCCTGCCCGGATGCACGTTATGCGTCCGGGCTTTTTTCATCTTCATCATTGCGCAGCTGGATGGTCTGCCCATCCGGCATGATGATTGCAACCTTGCCGCCACACAGTTCTGCTGCCTTGATAAGGTCATCCGCCGACCAGCGGTTCATGCGCACCTTGTTGCTCATTGCCTGCTTGCTGCTCATACCGAGGACTTCAGCCAGATCTGTCTGCTTCTTCCCTGTCATGGAAAGCAGCCCCTTGATGATGTCCGACACTGTCATGTGTTCATCCACTCCTTTCATGTATAGAGTACACCAAAATCAATTACTTGTCAACCTCTTTTGTTTTAAAGTAAATCAAAAAAGTTTATCAAAACTATTGACAAGTAAACCGAAAAGGTGTACAATGTAGATGTAAGGCAGAGAGCGAAAGCCCCTTACAGAAAGGAGTGAGGTGAATGGAAGACATGAACGTAACCAAGGCGTTGCTCAAAGCAATCCTCGAACTCATCGAGAAGTGCGACACGCTGGAAGAGCTCAGAGAGAGCGTCAAGAAAATCATGGAAGAATAAAAAAAGAAGACCAGCCACCGTCCAAAGCAACTGATCTTCAACACCGAAACAACGGCGAGCCGGGAGCCTTACCCCGGCCGCCCTCTATTTTATCAGAGTAAGGCCAGAAAGACAAGAGGGAAACAAAATGAAGTACATCAATATCAACCGCAAGTTCACCGCAGCCGTCAACAGCTACATCGCACAGGGCTACATCATCAACACCGCCTCGATGTCCGGCAGTCAGGGCGAGGCTGCTCACATTGACCTGACCAACGGCAAGCAGATTGTCCGCGTCCTGCTGGACAGATTCAGCGAGTGGGAAGATTACAACCAGCTGGGAGGTCTGAAGCTCGTGGTCGGCATCACCACCGACAACGTCAAGCCCAACGACAACCAGCGCCGCGATGTCATCTGGAACAACCGGCTGAAAGTCATCTCCTGCGAGAAGTTCTACGAGGTGAGCAGCAACTGCGATGATTCCGTGTTCTATGGAACGCGAGAGGAGGCCGCCGCAGCCAACAAAAAGCGTTTTGAGCGTTACTGCTGCCGCGATTGCCGTATCAAGAAGTACCTTCCCGAAAAAGCTTCTCCGCTGGTCAAGGAATACGTTCGCCGGAAGTTCGGTCTGAAGCGTGTCGTGGTGAGCAACATCCAGATCACTAAGCAGAACAGTGTATACACCGTCACCTACAACCAGCACAGTGCCCAGCTGCACTAAGGAGGACGAAGCAATGGAGAATCTGGTAATCACCTACGACACCCTGCAGAACGGCAAAAGCGGCGAAGCGTGTGTGAGCATCCCGATGGATGATGAACAGGCAGAGAGAATCAAGGCCGCTTTTGATGGATCCGCTGTCATCTCAAAGCGGGAGGCATTCGACCTCCGAGATGCAGTAAGCGGATTCGTAAAGTTCTGCGAACGTGCCAGAGGTCGGGAATATGTGTCCGACAGCATCAAGACAGTTGAAGTCAAGGAGGTCTGAACCATGAAAAAATCTGAAATGCGTTCCGCACTTGAGCGGCTCAATCAGCGGCTGGATAACCAGTGGGCATACGCCTGGTCTGATGCCGAGACGGACATTGCTGCCGGCCGTGCCGAGTACAACGATGACGGAGAGCGGCTGCCTACCGAGCCGGAGATCAACTACTACGGTATGATTGCAGCGTTTGAAACGCTGGGCGGCGAATGGAAACGCAACGCCGATGGCCGCCACTGGCTGTGCCTTGACGGAATCGTGGTAAGCACCCAGAGCAAGTGATTTTGAAAGCTGTGCTATCTGGCTATACGGGCGTTCGGAGGATATGACGATGAAACTTTACAAATATTCCGGCACCATCGAAGAGATTGCCGTTGAACGTGGCCGAATTTCCTACATCAAACTCTTTGATGTGACCGACCTCGACAAAGCACCCACCCGGCTGGAAGTTTTCGGTGCGCTGAGCAAGTACATTGAGGCCATCGAGAGCACGGATGCCGAAGAACGGTACATCAAGAGCGATTGGTATTTTGACAGCAATCTGTATCTGCACCGCATTGAGATTCCCGGCGGGTGCGATTGGCCTGCAAAGATTATCACCCAGTCGCCTGACGACATCGAGCAGCTAGAAATCTTCGGAGAGCGGGAGTACATCGAAACCAGCAAGCCGGAATCCATGCCCGGCGAGGAAGTGAATCGCTGGCTGATGTGGGAACGTCAGAACATGAAGTAAGGAGGCCATGACCATGTTCAGTATTACCGATAATGAGAGATTGCGGGATGCGTATGCACTCCTGATGTTCATGCAGCGCGATATTTCAGCCTCCGCCGAAAAGAAATCCGCTGTGAAAAACTTGGCCGCAACCGTCAAGATGGAGATCCGGGCCTACAATAACCGCCCCGTTTCCAATGTGCGCATTATCAGTGCCGACTATGACGGCCGTCTGGAGCTTGTTCAGCTGCCCGATAAGCTGGACGAGGCGCACGAGATGGACGCTACCAACTGGTTTCTTAACCATCATTATTTGAAGAGTTACAACAGCCCCTATGACTGCACAGGGCAGGAGTTTACGAATTGGTTCTATCTGTTCCGGCGGCGCGATCACTGGTTTGCATATCACTCGGTTAGCCGAGATGTTTAAGGAGGAAGTAACAATGACGGACGAAAAAGCTATCGAAAAGATGCTCTATGACCAGCAGCAGGGCTGGCCGCTGTGCCCCCGCTGCGGCGAGAGGATGCCGGACAAACTGACCCACGGAGCACTGAGCCGCCACGCCAAGGGCGTGTACATCTGCGCGGCCTGCGGCACCGATGAAGCCCTCCGGGACTGGACCGGGAACGTCAAACCACTGTCCGACTGGGTGCTGGTTCGCGTATACAACGGAGATCTTCGGAGGTAATCGATATGGAAGAAATGCTACTGTCACTGAATGGGCCGTGGTCAAATGCAGCCTGCATCGGCTACTGTGCCATGGCAATGCGCAACGCCGGTTTGAGCGAAAAGACGCAGCGCAAAGTCCTTGATGAACTGGCCCGGTGTTTCGACGACGTGAGTGTTGAAGACGCTGCACAGATGAAGTTCTAACAAACAAAAAAATCCCCCTACACTGGCCCGAAGGTCAATGCAGGGGGATTTTTGCGTGCTACCGAGGTAGCCAAATATAAAATCAAGAGTGGACCATGCCGGGCCGCTCTCTACAAAAGCCGAAGCTTTTCAAGTGCTTCTATTTTACACGGCACTCATGCAGCAGTCAAGACTTTTTGCCCAGTGCTGCGGTCATAACATCAAAGGCGTGTTCGATGACTGCGTCCAGCACCTCGTCGGTGATGGCCCAACGGATAGCCGCCGGGCACTTGGCGCGGAGAGCAGCGAACACCTGCTTCTTCTTTTTGGCGCCCTGACCGCTGCCCATGATGGACAGTTCGGCCTTTTTGACCAGTTCCAGAGCCAGATCCTTGACGGTGGCCTTGTAGCCAAGCCGGATACCGCCGACTGCCAGAGCAACGAAGCCCAGCAGCATCAGAGCAATGGCGATGGGTGCGGGGATGAAGTTCAGCATAGCTTCCATGATATTGCCTCCTATAAGTATCAGCGGCGCGGGGAGCCACCCCTGCGCCGTTTTGTCGTGTTGGTTATATCGGATGTTTCACAGGTACTTGGAAGCCCCGGATATGGCCTTCCAGCTGGCAGGGCCACAAATACCGTCCACGGCCAGTCCGTGCGCCTCCTGCGCTTTCAGCAGAGCGTTCTCGGTGCCCTCGCCGAAAATGCCGTCCGGGGTCAGTCCCAGCAGCCGCTGGAGCATCTTCGTGGCTGCACGGTTTGCATCCCCGGTGCAGCCCCGGCGGATGGTCGGCAGAATGAACTTCTGGTAGGTGGTGCTGGGGTAGTGCCGCGGGGCATCGCACAGCCACGTTGCCTTTGCATCGCGGGTATCGGTGTGTACGATGGCGCAGCCGTCATACCAGTAGATGCCCACCGCCTTGAAATACTGGGCGGCGATGATGCCCAAGGCCACAGGATTGATGCTGCGGTCCACCATGCGCCAGTCTGCCGCCATACCATAGCGGTGCTTGGAATTTGGGCTTCCGCCAACGGTTTTGCTGGCATTGTGCGTGATGCAACGGTATCCGCTGGTCACCTTGATGGCCTTGCCCAGCTTATCCCGGATGGCCTGAAGTTTTTCGACCAGCTCCGAATCGACCATCTGGCGAGTACACCCGCAGGGGCACTTGAAGTCCTTGCGGGTGAAGTTCTTGCTCAGGGCAGATGTGTCGCTGGCCTGATAGACGATGACTCTCATGTAGAAAACCTCCTTCAAGAGAAGTCGTGCTTTTGAAGCCGCTCGTTGTACACCCGCTTGATA